TGTGACGCTTTTAAACAGGCGGCTATTGAAGTGGGTGTGTCAATTAAGTGGGGCGCAGCGTGGTCCGAGGGTGACATACGTGAGTATGAAGGCACCGCAGAAGACGCTATGAACGCTTACATTGATCTACGAAGAAGCCAAGGTAGGCGGCCATTTATTGATGGTCCACATTTTGAGGTAATCGCATAAGTTTGTAGTTTGTCCTAGCACATCTTATACATAATGTGCTACGATAATATCAGACATTGTTCGATATTATGCGAGGAGTAAATGGATGACATTTATATAGCCGAAGCGGTCTTTCGAATCTTGAGAGAAAGGCGACAATCGGTGACGGATTTAATGATTTATGGAAACGTTAAATCTATGGAGCAATATCGTGAGCTTATGGGCAACATGGAATGTCTAAATCACGTGGAACAGGAACTCAAGAGCCTGCTAGATAAACAGGAGCGATCTAATGACTAAATCAACAAAAATTGATTTGTCTGCTGCACCAAATGCTGCATTTAACATACAAGCAGAATCTGGTCCGTCAGAACCGATCAAGAAACCATCAGAGGCTAAGAAAGACGATAAGCCTAATTTAGCTGATGCGTACACAGAAAAGCCACGTCTCAATCCAGAGGCAATTGGTAAATCCCTTCTCGAAAGAATGCCTGAACCTACCGGATGGCGACTTTTAGTTCTTCCTTATCAAGGTAAATCAAAGACCGCTGGCGGTATTTTCTTGCCTAACGAAGTACAGGAAAAAAGTCAGGTTTCCACACAGGTTGGGTACGTTCTTAAAGTTGGCCCGTTGGCCTATGCGGACAAGGAAAAGTTCCCATCAGGACCATGGTGCCAAGCAAAACAGTGGGTTTTGTTTGCACGTTACGCCGGGTCGCGTTTCCAAATTGATGGCGGTGAGGTTCGTATTCTTAACGATGACGAAATCTTGTCTACTATCTTGGACCCAGAAGATATTCACCAATTAACGTAAGGAGAGATTGTTATGGCTGACGCCGAAAAAGAACAAGTCGAACTAGACTTGGGTGATTCTCAAGAAACCGAAGTAGAGGTTGAAGAGAGTCATGTAGAATCAAGGGAGGCTGATAGTAACGACGATCAGTTTCAAAAAGCCGAGACGGCTACGCAAAAGCGTATTGATCGGCTTACCAAAAAAATGCGCGAAGCTGAGAGACGTGAACAAGAGGCTATTCGCTACGCTCAAGGCGTACAGAGTGAGTCTCAGCAACTCAAGCAGCGTATGCAGAATTTGGACACTAATTACGTGTCTGAATACACCAACCGTGTTACTACTCAAATGCAACAAGCTGAAGCTGCGCTTGCGAGAGCTATTGAGATAGGTGACAGTGCTGCAACTGTTCAAGCACAACGTGCTTTAACTAATTTAGCAATTCAGGCAGACCGCGCTGCACAAGCGAAAGCGCAATCTGCACGTGCGCAGCAACAAGCACAGGCTGCTGCACAACAACAAGTACGTCAACCAATGCCTGCCCAACAACCTAAGAGGCCTGATCCTAAAGCGGAACAGTGGGCTCTTAAAAACAGTTGGTTTGGGTCCGACGAAGCCATGACTTATGCCGCATTTGGTATTCATAAAAAGTTAGTGGAAGAGGAAGGATTTGACCCGCAGAGCGATGACTACTATACTGAACTAGACAACCGTATTGCTTCTAAGTTTAATACGGGTGCTACGGCTTCTAACAGACGACCCGCTCAGACGGTTGTAGGAGCCTCAAGAAGTTCATCTGGGCGCAGTGGGAAAAAGGTTAGACTCACCCCTAGCCAAGTCGCGATAGCGAAAAAATTGGGTGTGCCGCTTGAAGAATATGCGAAATACGTGAAGGAGTAAAAGATATGACAGAACAAGATAAAGAAATGGGTTCCGCCATAAAGAGAACTTCTCGCGCCAACGAAACTAGGGAGAAGCAGGCAATTCGTAAGCCTTGGGCTCCCCCGTCAATGTTAGATGCACCACCTGCCCCTGATGGCTTTAAGCATCGCTGGATTCGTGCGGAAACGCGTGGATTTGATGATACTAAGAACATCAGTGCCAAAATGCGTGAAGGTTGGGAATTGGTCCGTAAGGATGAGTACCCTGACTTTGAATCGCCAGTTGTCGAATCAGGTAAATATCAAGGTGTGTTTGGAGTAGGCGGATTGCTTCTTGCCAGAATACCGGAAGAGACTGTTGCTGAAAGGACCGAATACTTTAACAAACGTAGTCGGGACCAAATGGACGCAGTTGACCACGATATGATGCGCGAGAATGCACACTCAACCATGAGGATCAGCAACGCTGATCGTCAATCTCGTGTAACCTTCGGTGGCCCAAAAAAGTAGGGCTGCCCTAATTAGGAGAAACTAAAATGGCAAATTCAAATACTGCCTATGGTCTTCGTCCTATCGGGCTTAACGGTTCTGCGACCAATTCTACTGGGGTAACTCAGTATGAAATCGCATCCGATAACACCAATGCTATCTATCAATACGGTATCTGTGTGCCTTTGGCCGCAGGCGTTATTGATCGTGCAGGTGCTACCAACGGTGGTACTACTCAAGCATTGGGTGTCCTGATGGGGGTGGAGTACGTCGATTCGGTTTCAAAGAAACCGGTTTTCATTAACTACTGGCCCGGTTCGGGTTCTGTTAGCGTTGATACAAACCATCCTGTAAAGGCGTTTGTAGCTGACAATCCAAACCAACTGTTTAAAGTTGCGTCTGACGCTTCTTTGACCGACAAAGCAACGGCTCAAGCCGCAGTCTTCGCGAATGCGTCACTTGGCACGTCTGCTAGGTCAGGTTCTTCCGACAACGGAAGTTCAACATCCGCCTTGGGCGTTTCAACAATCAATACTACTGCGACGCTACCGCTTCGTATCGTAGGTATTATGGATGATGCGGGTAACAGTGATTACACTGCTGCTGGTATTCCTCTGATTGTGCGACTGAACGCTCATTTCAACGCACCAACCAGCCGTTTCGATTCGCAGACTACTGCGACATCGACGGGCATTTAAGGAGGGTTTAACAAATGGCTATTTCAAGAAGTCAACTAGCGAAAGAGCTAGAACCCGGCCTTAACGCTTTGTTCGGGCTGGAATATAACCGTTACGAGAACGAGCATGGAGAAATCTTTGAAGAGGAGTCTTCGGACAGAGCCTTTGAAGAGGAAGTTATGCTTGGTGGTTTCTCAACTGCACCTGTTAAAGGCGAAGGCACTGCCATCAGCTTTGACGATGCACAAGAGACATACACTGCTCGTTACACACACGAAACCATCGCTTTGGCCTTCTCAATTACTGAGGAAGCTATTGAAGATAACTTGTATGACCGATTAGCGTCGCGTTACACCAAGGCATTGGCTCGTTCAATGGCTCAAACCAAGCAGATTAAAGCTGCCGCTATCCTGAACAATGCGTTCACAGCGGGTGCTTCTGCAATTGGTGACGGTGCAGCACTATGCTCAAACGCTCACCCAAGTTTATCTGGCAACCAGAGCAACCTTCTCGCCACAGCGGCTGACCTCAACGAAACTTCGCTTGAGCAAATGCTGATCGAGATTGCTGGTATGACCGATGAGCGTGGTCTAAAGATCGCTGTACGCGGCATGAAGCTTATTATTCCTAAAGAGCTTCAGTTCATCGCAGAAAGAGTTCTTAACTCTAACTTGCGTTCGGGCACTGCTGACAACGACAACAACGCTATGAAGAACATGGGTATGATTCCTGATGGAGCAGTGGTTAACCACTTCCTGACTGATTCAGACGCATACTTCATCAAAACTGATGCGCCTAACGGCTTCAAATTCTTCAACCGTTCGCCAATTAAAACGGCAATGGAAGGTGATTTTGACACTGGTAACATGCGCTTCAAGGCGCGTGAGCGTTACAGTTTTGGTGTATCGGACTGGCGTTCCGTTTTCGGTACTCCCGGAGCGTAAAACGTGCTATAAAGGAGTTGTCAGTTTTACATTGACTTCTCCCTGTAGACTTGCGAGGGGCAACGAAAGTTGCCCCTTTCTTTTTTCTGGCTTTGTGTTATTGTATGTATTGAGTAATAATGCTCAATATATATCCTTGCACTTTGCAAATGCAGGGAGTTGACCTCGGACACGAGAGGAGTAAAACATGGCTACTACACATTTTTCAGGTCCCGTACAATCAACCAACGGTTTTGAAGTACCAGTTGTAACAACTGCGAACCTTCCTGCTTTTGCCGACACGACTGTCGGTACTGTTTACATTGTTAGTGACAATGGCGCAGGTAACAATGAATACTGCTTGGTAATTAACACGGGTGCTGCATGGGTTACGGCTGTTGGCGCTGCACTATCTTAATAGGGGGCGAACATGGCTGGTTCTGATGTAAAATCAATCCGTTTGACCGCCACCGGCTCTGCTGGTGTAGGTCCTGCACGTATTCGACAGGTTCAAATTAAAACTGCTGGGGGTTCTCCCAGAATTACTTTTACCGATGGCAACGGCGGATCGACCGTGCTTGACATGGATTTAGATGCTTCTGATACGCACTCTGTAAACATTCCTGACGAAGGAATTAGAGTTTCAGACATTTATATTTCTGTGTTTACCGCATGTACGTCTGTAACGGTGTTTCATAGCTAGGGTGTTCTTATGGCTACAACCAAAGATGCTACTCGCTTACCGTCTGGACGGATAAAGTATAGAGGTGAAACCTTTGCCGGATACAACAAACCAAAAAGGACGCCGGGGAAAAGCAAAAAAAGCGCCGTCCTCGCCAAAAAAGGCAATGAAATTAAGCTCGTCCGGTTTGGCGACAGCAAAATGTCGATCAAAAAAGACCAACCGGGCAGGCGCAAAAACTTCAGGGCCCGTCACAACTGTGACACGGCGAAAGATAAATTCAGCGCCAGATACTGGTCCTGTAAAGCGTGGTGAGGATTGGATGAAGGTGGAAGAAGTTTTAGCCAAGTTGGAACGACACGAGGCTGAATGTAATCTCAGATACCAACGTATTGAAGAGCGGTTGGACGATCATAAAAGCGGTTTAAAGTCTTTGGACGTTAAACTATGGGCTCTTGCGGTTCTCATTTTAATCGCGCCATTCGTGCAGAAATTTCTGGGGTGAAGATATGGCGTATTCCAAGAAGTCAAAGAAAGCTTCTTCTAAAAGTAAGGGCAGCAAGATATGTCCCGAAGGGAAAGCTTGGGCAGAGCGCACTTTTGATACTTACCCATCTGCTTATGCAAACCTTGCTGCTTCTAAATATTGCAAAGACCCTAATTACGCCAAAAAGTCAAAGGGTGGCAAAAGGAAGGGTAAGTAATGGGAAAGCTACAGGAATGGGTTGATGAAGATTGGGTCCGAATTGATAGCCAAGGTAACATCGCAGGCAAATGCGGCACTTCGAAAAATAAAAAGAACCCTGACCGATGCCTTCCACGATCTAAAGCACAGAGTCTCAGTAAGTCTGAAAGAGCTTCGACTGCTCGTAAAAAGAAGCGTGAAGGCTCTAAAGGAAAGCAAGTTGTTTCGAACACTAAAGCGGCCAAAGTAAAGAAGATGGCTGCGGGCGGAGTAGTAGAGACTAAGCCCAAAAGACCTTTTCGCGGAAAATCACAGGCCGGAACAGCCGTTGCCAGAGGCTGCGGCAAGGTCATGAACAACCGACGCAAACGAACAAAAGGCTCGGTGACACAATCATGAACTTAGCTTTTTACGATCAGTCTACAGAGAAAGCCATTGTTGAAGAAATAATGCAATGGTCGGAGACTGCGTTAGAAAAGCCTAGCCCCCAATTTAACAACCTACCGCCCTGTCCTTACGCTAGAAAAGCATTGATGGACGAAAAGGTTGCCATTCTTTTCAAGTACGATGACTCCTATCAAGTCTTGTATTCGTGTATTTCTAGTTTTGATGACACTTTTGATTTAGCCATTATCGCAGATATTAACTTTGACGAGGATTCTGACGCATTTCACGAGTATTTAGATCAACTAAATGATGTGATTGCAGACGGCATGTTTATTGATAAAGATGTTTGGGTGATGGGTTTTCATCCCAACGATGAACCGAGTGACTTTGTACAAGAAATAATTTTTGATTACGAGAATGATACCGAATACTCCATGATCTTTGTTCAAAGATTATCGAAGCTGCAAGAAGCAGCAGACAAGTTGGACAAAAAAGGATATTATGATAGTTATGATGGGAAATATAATGCGTCAGACATCTATGCAAAACGGACTGAACTTTATAGGAGACTAAAAAATGGCGATGAAACCTAAAAAAATGCGTAAAGGTGGTGCTGCTAAAAAGATGCGCGGCGGTGGCATGGTTAAGAAAATGCGCGGCGGTGGCATGGTTAAGAAAATGCGCGGCGGCGGCGCGGTAAAAAAGAAGAAGAAATAAATGACTGTATCTAACAGCAAAGATTTTGAGCTAGACGTAGCTGATTACGTCGAAGAAGCATTCGAGCGATGTGGTCTTGAGGTGCGTACTGGTTACGACCTCAAGACGGCTAAACGTTCGCTTAATTTATTGCTGGCGGATTGGGCTAACCGCGGTCTTAATCAGTGGACGATCAAGCAAAGATCGCAAGCTCTGACGCAAGGCACGGGTGAATACGCTCTAAGTGCAGACATTATTGATGTTTTGTCGGTCGTTATTCGTAGAGATGGCACAGATTACTCGTTAGAGCGGTTGAGCCGGGATGAATATCTGACAATTCCGACAAAAACGACACAAAGCCGCCCCAATCAATTCTTTTTGGATCGTCAATTGACGCCAAATTTAAAGTTATGGCCCGTTCCAGAGAATAGCACTGACGTAGTTTACTACGATGCTTTGACTAGGATGGACGATGCGGACATCTACACCAATACAATGGATATGCCTTTTAGGTTTTATCCTTGTTTAGCCGCAGGATTAGCGTACTACATTGCATTGAAGAGAGCGCCTAACCGGGTGCAAATGCTGAAAAGCGTATATGAAGAAGAGTTTGACAGGGCTGCAACGGAAGATCGCGATAGGTCTTCATTCAACGTCGTACCTAAGTATGAATACTACAGGACGGGCTGATGGCTAAGTTTGCATCTGGTAAAAACTCCTACGCAATATCGGACCGCTCTGGTTTTCGTTATCAATACAAGTTGATGAAAAAAGAGTGGAATGGCTTGCTTGTGGGTCCAGATGAGTATGAACCAAAGCATCCACAGCTTGGTCCGTTTAGAAAAGTGGTTGATCCACAGGCTTTGCAGAATGCAAGACCGCAGCCGGACAACCCTACAAGCGCGTTTTTGGTCGTTACGACAAATGGCATTGTTTACTTAGGCAATGGTAACTGGAGTACCGGCGGAACGGCAGAAATGCCGTCAGAATTAGAAATAACCACTGCTTTACAAGGCGCAGTTGGTACAGTATCGGTGGTGACGCCATGAGTTTTACCTACGACGAGCTAAAAACAGCGATTCAGGACTATGCAGAGAACGATGAAACGTCCTTTGTAAACAATTTACCGGTGTTTATTAGGCAGGCAGAGGAAAGAATCCTCAAAAACGTGCAGTTAAGCCTGTTTAGAAAGAACGTCAGCGGCAATATGACGCAGGCAAACCAGTATTTAGCTTGTCCTAGCGACTTTTTGGCACCGTTTTCGCTTTCTTTTACGGATGCTAACAGTAACAAGGTATTTTTGGAGTTTAAGGACACCGATTTTGTACAATCTTTCAACCCAAACCCGGCGACAACCGGTGATCCGCGTTATTACGCGGTATTTGACGTTGATAATTTTATTGTCGGTCCTACTCCCGACGCTGCAAGAGCCGTTGAGCTACATTATTTCTATAGACCGGCAAGTTTAACTGCTGGTGCTGGAAGCGGCACTACATGGCTGAGTGAAAACGCTCAAATGGCGATGTTGTACGGCAGCTTGGTAGAAGCGTACATATATATGAAGGGCGAACAGGATGTTATGGCCCATTATGAAAAAAGATTTGCTGAAGCGATGACAGGCATGAAGATGCTGGGTGAAAACAAAGAAGTCACCGATGATTATCGTACAGGTATGCTAGTGAGGCCGAAACAATGAGTTTTCCCGCACTAGATTTAGATTTAAACCCTGATTTCAAAGTGGAAGTACACACCACTCAAAATCGTGGTTTTACACCAGAGGAAATTGCAGAGCGTTGTGCTGATAAAATCATATCAATCAGTGATTCTGCAAACCCTGCAATACAGGCACAAGCACATGCCTTTCGTAAGCACATAGTTAAAGTTTTAGAATTTTATATGCGCGAAGCGATAAAAAGTGATAGAACCACCGTGTACAATGTGATTAAGGATTCTGGGAATCTGGAACTCGCGGAACTAATTAGGAGACTGTAAACATGGCTTTCAGCGGAAACTACATGTGTACATCGTTCAAGAAGGAGCTATTGTACGGTGTCCACGACTTTGATCTCGCCAACGGCGATACATTTAAAATTGCTCTGTACGACAACAATGCGTCGTTTGATGCGGCTACAACCGCATACACCACCTCTAACGAGGTAAGCGGCACAGGGTATAGTGCGGGCGGAGGGGCGTTGACTAACGTTGACCCCACGTCATCGGGAACTACGGCTTTGACCGACTTCCAAGACGAAACTTTCTCCACGGCAACAATTACTGCACGTGGGGCGCTCATATATAATACAACTCCAAACACCACTTCTATTTCGGTAACCAATCCGTCAGTTGTAGTGTTGGACTTCGGCTCGGATAAAACGTCCACCGCAGGTGACTTTACGATTGTTTTTCCAACTGCCGATGCAAGTAACGCCATTATTCGGATAGCGTAATGGCCGATGTTATCGTCCCAATAGGCGGCTGGGGCCGCTCTGGTTGGGGCGAGGGCCCGTGGTCACAAAGTGGTTTACCACAAGCTGCGGGTTCAGTAGGTTCTGTAACGGTCACGGCTGACGCCAATGCACCGGTTACTGGCCTGCAAGCGACTGGAAACGTCGGTAGTGTAACGATAGTTGCCGAAGCCAATGTTGCAGTCACGGGAGTTGCTGGTACAGGCCAAGTCGGCAGTGCTAGTGTAACGGCAGACGCCAATGTAAACGTCACAGGTGTGGCGGCTACAGGCCAAGTCGGTTCGGTTGCCATCACTGGCGATGCGAATGTCCCAGTTACCGGATTAGCCGGAACAGGAGCAGTAGGCTCCGTTACGGTTACCGCAGATGCAAACGTAAACGTTACGGGTGTGTCAGGAACAGGAGCAGTAGGCTCTGTAAGCGTCATAGCAGGCGCAATTGTACCTGTCACAGGATTAGAGGCCACTGGGTCTGTTGGTTCCGTAACGATAGTTGCAAAAGCCAATGTATTCCCAACAGGTCTTGAAGCTACTGGTGTAGTAGGCACTGCCACGGTTAGTGGTAAGGGCAACGTACCAGTAACAGGCTTGTCTGCGACAGGCACCGTTGGATCAGTTTCGGTAAGAACTGGTCAGACTATTAACGTCGGTGGGGTTAGCGGAACAGGTCAAGTAGGAAGTGTCACCGTAGAAAGTGACGCTATAGTAAATGTAATAGGAGTCAGCGCAACAGGTAGTGTTGGTAACGTACTGGTTTACTCAAACATTGTCCCGGATCAAAATCCGGGTTATAGTGAGATTAATGTTAACCAGTCGCCATCATGGTCGGAGGAAGAACCAGCCCAGAGCGCAAATTGGACGCAAATAGCAGCGTGAGGATAAATTAGATGCCAAGTACCTATACAGTTAACCTCGGTATTGAAAAACCGGCTACTGGTGAGCAGTCGGGTACATGGGGCGATACTACAAACGTCAATTTCGACATTCTGGACCAAGCAATCAACGGCGCAGAGCGTGTTACGCTTACTAGCGCGGGTTCCTCCGGTTCTCCAAATGCACTTCAAATCACTAACGGTGCGACCTCAGACGGGCGCAATAAGTGGTTAGAGTTTTACAGTTCTAGCGATTTGGGTGGCTCTGCTTTTGTGCAGCTTGACCCAAATGACGCTGAAAAAATAGTTTTTGTAAGAAACAGTCTGGCGGGTAGTCAGTCTGTTATTCTTTTCCAAGGCACTTATAACGCTGCGCGAGACCTAGAGGTCCCTGCGGGTGTTGATATGGTGGTCAAGTTCGATGGTGGTGGCGCAAGTGCTGCTACTGTTACAGACGTTTTTACCAAATTACGTGCTACTGAAATCACTACCCCTACTCTTACCGCGGGTACAGCCGACATTAACGGCGGTACTGTTGACGGTTCGGTTATTGGCGGATCAAGTGCTGCTGCGATTACAGGTACTACTGTTACGGCAAACACTAGCCTTAATATTGCTGGTGACGGTGCAACAGTTACGGGCATCAAAGACGAAGACGACATGTCTTCAAACAGCCCGACTAAACTGGCTACTCAGCAATCTATTAAAGCTTATGTTGATTCACAGGTCGGCACGGTCGATACGTGGGCCGAGGTCCTCGCTAATGGAGCCACGTCTGGATCAACCAACCCGGAGGTTACTGCGGGTCAGGCGCTCAAAACCAATACGATTAACGAAACGTCTGCGGGTAGCGGTGTCACGATTGACAGCGTGTTGCTTAAAGATGACGTAGTTAACGCTACGGACGTTGAGACGGGCAGTATTTCTGCAAATGACGGCACGGCAGCGGCGACTATCGCTAATACTACCGGCAATTTTACGATCACCAACTTTATCTCTAACTCCGTCGATATTGGCGGTGGAGCTATTGATGGTACGGTTATTGGCGCAGCTAGTGCCAGTCCGGGAACTTTTACTACGTTTACCTCTACAGGCATCGACGATAACGCCACTTCTACGAAATTTACCGTAGCCGATACAGGCGTTTCTGTTACTGGTGATATTTTTATTACCGATACAAGCCCTTCAATTACTTTTACCGATAACAGTCTCACTAATCTTGAGCATAAAATTAACTCAAGCAGTGACAACCTTACTATCCGATCAGATGTAAACGATGTTGACTCGGGTAATCGCGTAGAAATTTTTGTAGGCGCTCAAACCAGTGTGAGGTTCAATAAAGGTCTCACGGTCTTTAACGAAGCTAGTGCCGATGTTGATTTCCGCGTGGAATCTGATAGCAACACCCATGCTCTGTTTGTTGACGCGGGTCTTAACCGCGTTGGTTTATTTACTAGCACCCCTGCGGCACCCCTGCACATTGGCGGCGTGTTGGGCACCGCTCTGAGACTGGAAACTACTGCTTCAGATAACGGTGGCGATAACTTCGTAGACTTTTACAACGCAGACGGTCGTATGGGCTATCTGGGTTACGCAAGTGGGTCCGCGGATATTTTTTATATCTGGAATGAACAAAACTCAAACGTTTTACTTGGTACGAATGGCTCCGAGAAATTTAGGATAACGCCAACCACGGTAGTCGTAAACGAGCTTTCAGCCGACGTAGATTTTCGCGTGGAATCTAACAACAATGAAAACATGTTTAAGGTTGATGCGGGCAGCGACCGAGTGCTTATGGGCACGTCTACGGTTGCTGGTAAAATCCTTACCGTGCAGGGCGGTGCTTCTTCAGAGGGCATGAGTCAGTTTTACCAAGATGTTGCTACGAACTGGCCTACCTTGACCATTAAGCAGCGCGGTAATGGCGGTAACACAAACGATACGCAGGGCCTTTTAATTGATATAGCCGGTCATAACGATGGCCTCGGCAAAATGATTCGTACCAACACCATTAACTCTAACTTTAATGGTGGCGTAGCGGTTGAACCATACACTTTGTGGAACGACGGCGCTTTCCAATATCGCTTAGGCGGTGTAGTTAATGAAAACGGTCAATCCTCTAATCGAGCAGATTTCCGTGTTGAGTCTAATAGTTACACTCATATGTTATTTGTTGATGCGGGTCTCAACCGCGTCGGTATAAACGAGAACGATCCTGAATTCACACTGCACA